TCTTTCTTCGTGAATATTTGATCCTACTTTATTTTTTACATATAAAGTAGCAAAATCAAATTCACATGAACATGGGACTTGGGATCTAATATTATCCCATCTATCTGACCAATCTAGTTTTATTAAATTATTTGTAAATTGCATTTTATTAAAATTTATATTATTTAATTTTTCTTTTCTTCTATCACAACCACAATCTTCTTTTCCCCTTAATTTAGCTACATACATAGCTATTTTTTTACCTTGTCCTAAAGTAATAATAGATATTATTTTTTCTACTAAATTTCCTAATTTCATGGTATAACTTCAATATATGATAAAGCTTCTATAAAATCACTTTCTTTAAAAAGTTTTAAATTAGACATATTTGTTATAAATCCTTTTTCATCATCTGGGATAGCTTTTGCAGCTGCCCATTGCCAATTATCTCTACTAGCCCCATAAGCAAATATTGTTCCTTTTTCTTTTATATTAATGTGGGTGGGCATCCAAATTTTTCCAGTTTCTTCTTCTTCATCCATTAATAATTTATATAATTCAGGCAGTAATTCAAATTGTTCATTAAAAAATTCTGTTCCTTTTTTCATTAAAGAATTAGATTGAAAACCACATCCGTAACAAAGTTCTATAGAAATATCTTTTGTTACTTCTTGTTTATAACAAGCATCTGATCCACAGCGTGTACAAACTATTAATTCATCAAAATTCATATTATAAATTTTTTGGTTTTTGTGGTAAAGAAATTTTATCCATTTTAGGTAAATTTAAATTCATTTGAGTAGGAAAATTTGGAATATAGTTATTACATATTAATTCTATTTTTTCTTTCATAGATTTATATCCAAAGTTTTTCTTACTAAATGTTTTTTGAAGTTTACTTCTATTAAGGTAATGTTTATATTTTCTAAAACAATCTTTTAAATGTCTAATACCATCATTTTCATCAATTTTAAACCATTGAGCTTCTGGGATTAACCAATCATTAGCAGCACTAGAATGGACATTTTCTAAGCTACCATTTACTAGAGTACTCATATCCGGTTTTATAAAGTCTAAATGTCCTGACCATCCTGAAGCTATAACAGGTTTACCTGTTAAACTAAATTCTAATAGGGGCCTTCCAAATCCTTCTCCTTTAGTATAAGATACCATAGCTTTTATTTTAGGGTTATTATATAACTCATTCATTTCTACATCACTAAACTCTCCAGTGATTAGATATACATTAGGTAAATTATTTGAATTAACTGTTTTTCTAATCTTATTAATTTTATCTAAAATAGTTTGTCGACTTATATAAGAAGCAACTCCCGCTGATGACTTTAAAATTAGAGCAGGTTTAGGTTTTTTAGATCCTTTAAAAGCTTCAAAGAAGTTTTTAACTAATACCCCCATATTTTTTCTATCATGACCATATTCTCCTTGCATCCAGTGTCCTACAGCTAAATAACAAAAAGATTCTTTAATTTCTGAAAGATTAACTGTTTTAATGTTATTTAATTGGATTGTTTTATAAATGTCCAAATTAGCACCTTCAAGTACTACTTCTATAGGCTTTTCTAAAACAATATCTGATATTTTTTGGCCTGTTTTTTTATTTTTTTCTTCAAAAGAAATACTTTCAAACATCCCTTTTGCAAAATTAGAGGAAACTAAATTTAAATTCATTCTATTTAACCCCTTAATCCATTCAGGTTTGCAAGCAGTAGCTTCAATCCCAGCAGTACATCCAATATTATATTTTCCAACAGGTTGGAATTCATTTGGTATTGTAATTTGCATCCAAATATCAGGTTGGGATGTTATATTTGGAATTTGATGTTTTAATAAAAAACTCCAATCTGGGTGATCTGTACAAAACCCCCATGAAGTACTACCCCATCTTTGGGATAATAATTTTACATCATATTTATCTAATTCAATTATAGATTTAACTAAATCTCTTGATCTTCCCCCGTACCCAGAATAGGTATCAAAGGGACAACTAATTACAAAAACTGGTTTATTCATTAATAATAAATTTTATGTTTTAAATGGTGTCCTTTATATTCTGTGGCGTTAGTAATATCATATTTTTCTCTAGGTTTCCAAGTATCAAATAAAGTATTAAATGCCTCTATTACTCTATTACCTTGATGTTCTGCTGTAAAACCTGCTTCATCACTTATAGCCCATTCTCTTCCTTTTAACCCTAATAATTTTCTTTCTTTACTAGGTAAATTATAAACTTCTTTAAACCTTTCAGTTACATCTTCCCAAGCACACCTATCATCATAAATGTAAGGTGTTGGGGGAGAACCTTGAATAGATCTAGAAGTTGGATAAACTGGAAATGCCCATTCACCATGTTTTTTATATGTACCCCTATGGTTAGAAGGCACATCAGAACTTGGTACAAACCATTCTCCATTTTCATCAACAAATCTCATTTGGTCTTGCATCCCACCAGTTACATTTGCTATTATTGGGGTTCCTGAAAGCATAGCTTCTGTTAAAGTTAATCCCCATCCTTCGTTTGATGTAATTAACACTTGTACATCTGCGATATTATATAAATAATTTAGTTCTTCTAAACTTAATTTATGGTGAGAAAATTTAATGGCGTTTGGATAATCTTCCCCAAACAAATATTCATTTACTTTATATAAATCAGTACCAGCATCAGTAACTGCTTCAGTATGCATTACTAATTTACATTTATTAGCTTTTTCTTCAGGAAGTGAATCTAAAAATGCCCTAAAAGCTAACATTGTATCTGGAATTGCTTTACGTCTAATATTTCTTGAATTAAAAAATACAACAAATTCAGGAATATCATTTCCAAAAAAGTTTTTCTTAAAATCAATAAATTGGGGGTCATTTTCATCTAATGGTTTATATGTATTATGATCTAAACCATGGGGTATGTACTTAATTACTTTATTTTTAGCTTCTTCTCCTAATACAATTTTATTAATATTAACAGTTTGTTTTGATATACCCATTAATAAATCACAAGCTTTATAATAAGGTTGATTGTACATGGGTGCAGGATAATCGTCCCAAATATTTAAATAAGTAATTGGTACTTTTTTTCTAAGTTCTACTTCCATATTAAAAATATGAATAAAATATCTAGGATCAGTAATTAACATTATAGCATCAGGATTTTCTAACTCCATAACTTTTCTAATAATATTTGCATCTCCATATCCATTTACAGGATATGAAAATAATGAACTATCCGAAATTCCTACTTCATCATTAACACTTTGGGATAAATCTAATCGTTTTCCTACTTCGGGGTGTTTAATAGCACCTGCAATATTAACCCAATTAAAATGGTGAGAAGTTTTTAAAACTATTTGTTTTGCTACTGTAGCTATCCCTGAATGGACTCTAATATCATCACAGATTAATAATATTTTCTTCCTTTTGTCTTTAGGAAGATGTTTAAAACTTTTATTCATTTATTTTTAGATTTATAGTTCGAGATTAGTTTGATTTGTGATTGATTTACGAAAATCTTCATCCGTAAGATACAAAAATAAACTGCGGTCAGCAAGTTTTTGAAAAGAAAATTTTCTTTTTACACATTCAATTTTAAAATTCTCAAATAAATCACTTTTGACTTTAACACTTGTTAGTGTCATATCTTTTTTTACGCTCATAGTCTTTATTTTAATAACATTATTTAGGTATACATATATACAAAAATTAGTAGATTATACCTTCTCCACAATTTTCTTTATCTTCTTTATAAGGACAAAACATACAATTCCATTTTGAAACAGATTTTGGATATTCTAATTCCTTTATATCTCCGTTAGAATTAAAACATTCATTTATAAAACTATTTATTGCTTTTTTAGCTCGTCCTAGTTTAATTTTACCACTTGGTGGACTAAATTGTTGTACTCTATATGCTTGATGAGGTGACATTATTTTTTCATCATCCCAATCCATTACTTTTCTTTTAACAATAAAAAACTCAATTTCAATTTTATCTAAAGGTATCCCATATTGTTCTGAGAAGTATTGTTTGTATAAGAGTAATTGATATTGTTTATCTTCATTTTTTTTATCTTGTTCCCTCCATCCACGAGTACTGGTTTTAATATCTATTATTTTAAATGTCTCTGTTGGTTCATGATACATTACAACATCTAAGAAACCCGCGTATAATATATTATTATACATTTTATTTGGTGCTATTACTAATGGTATTTCACAACCAACTAAGTGCCAACCTCGTTTTTGAAAGTATCTAGATCTTTTTTTCTTAAACCAATTTAATATGCCCATTCCATCTTCATAAAATTCTCTCATCTCTTCAGCTGAGGAAAAATGTTGGTCATTATTTTTTTTATATTGATTTTGGTATTCACCTATAAATTTTTCTTGAAAAAATTCTTCCATATTAATCTCCCTATCAGCAACTGAAAATGATTGATCATATGCTACATCTAAATAATGTTGCATTACTTCATGTATAGCAGTTCCAAATACAGTATGAATTGAAGAAGTAAAACGTTTAATTTTATCCTTATACTGTAATTTCCACCTATGGGGACACCCTCTGAATATAGACATCTGAGAATATGATATATTCTTTTGATATGCATAATTAACGGGTGTTGGAGGATTATTTCTAATCTCCTTTATAATTTTTGGGATTTTTTTAGCCAAAATTATTTTTTTTATTTATAACTTTTTTAATATCTAATTCTCTATAATGTGTAGTTCTACTGTAAAGTAAAACATTATTTAATTCTTTATCAGATTCCTCTTTTTTTTGGTAAGTAGAATCAAATTCACTTTTATTAAAACTATAATGTAAATGTTCAAAAAGTATTTTATCTATATAATGAGAAGTATTAGATTTTTTAGCTACTTCAGTCATCCACCTATCACTTTCACCAAAAT